AAGAAGGTCTAGAAATATTGCAGGGTGCTGACAAGTTAATCGGGCATAATATAATTGGGTTTGATATTCCAGTTGTAAAGAATCTAACGGGTGTCGATTTGTCTCAGAAACCTTTGATAGATACTCTTGTATTGTCACGCTTGTTTAACCCCATCAGAGAGGGCAACCACGGCCTAGAGTCTTGGGGTTATAGAGTGGGCCTACCTAAGATAGACTTCACAGACTACGGTACATTCTCACTAGAGATGGTGGAGTATTGTGAGAGGGACGTACTAGTCAACAAGAAAGTCTATGATGTTTTAAACCAAGAGAGGCTAGGCTTCTCAAGAAAGTGTATAGATTTAGAACAGAACGTAGCTGAAATAATAAGTAAGCAGAGCAAGAAGGGATTCTTACTTGATGTAAAATATACTACTCTCTTTCTTGCTGGACTAGAGGACAAGCTTGACGCTACTATTGCTGAAGTACATAAAGCCTTTAAGCCCAGTGAAAATGTTTTAGTTTTATATCCTACGAAGACCACTGCTGACAAGTTATCTAAGATGGCTATTACAGCAGACGGCACTAAGTATAGATTAAACTCAGATGAGTACGATGATCTGCACGACAAGGATAAAATATCTAGGACAACAAGAGTAGAATTTAATCTCGGCTCCCGTAAACAGATAGGCGAATACCTCAAGAAATTTGGGTGGGTTCCTACTAAGTTCACACCTACAGGGCAGCCAATGGTAGATGAGTCTACTCTTAAAAAGATAAAGGATATACCAGAGGCGCTGCTTATAGCTGAGTATCTAACAGTACAGAAACGGATAGCCCAGATAAAGTCTTGGTTAAAAAACATTGACGATACAGATAGGGTGCATGGGTTCGTCAATCCTAACGGTACAATCACTGGGCGTATGACACACAGAGAACCTAACCTTGCTCAAGTACCTAATTCTAAATCGCCTTATGGCCCAGAGTGCAGAGCTTGCTGGATTGTACCTAAAGGTTATAAACTTGTAGGCATAGATGCAAGTGGGCTAGAACTAAGAATGCTTGCACATTATATGGACGACAAGGAGTTCACAAATGAAATTCTCCACGGAGATATACACACCGCTAATCAAAAATTTGCAGGACTTGAATCTAGAAGTCAGGCAAAAACTTTCATCTATGCATTCATATACGGAGCCGGAGATGAGAAGCTTGGAACAGTGGTCGGAGGAGGCAGGAGAGATGGTCAAAGACTTAAACAATCTTTCCTTGATAATCTCCCATCACTTAGGAATCTTAAAAACAGAGTTACACGAGCAGCAGGAAAGGGTTTCATCAAGGGATTAGATGGTCGTAAGATATATATAAGGTCAGCTCATGCGGCTCTCAATTCTTTATTGCAGGGAGGAGGCAGCATAGTTATGAAGGAAGCCTTACGCCTGCTTAACAGTTACATTAAGGATAATAATTTAGACGCTCACTTTGTGGCTAACATCCACGATGAGTGGCAGATAGAAGTGTTAGAGAAGGATGCTAAAAAAGTAGGTGAGCTAGGTATCTTAGCTTTACAAAATGCAGGGCTAGAGTTTGATATGAAGTGTCCCTTAGATGGTGAATACAACATAGGAGATAACTGGAGTGAAACACATTAATATTATTTCTCAAGATATAGACAAGGCAAAACATTTATCCTCTGAGATGGGGACATTAAGAAACTCAATAACAAAAGGGCAAGGAAACATCCACGGATTTTTAGGAGAAATAATAACTTCTAAATTTTTATCTTCTTCTTTAAATAATACATATGACTATGACATAGTACATAATAATTTAAAAATAGATGTCAAAACAAAAAGAGTAACAACTCCACCCCAAGAACATTATGAATGTTCTGTCGCTGCTTTAAATACAAAGCAAGAATGTGACGTATATGTGTTCACAAGAATATTAAAAGATATGACAAGCGGGTGGCTTCTTGGATATATTAATAAAGAAGATTATTTTAAGGCTGCCCTCTTTCTAAAAAAAGGACACACAGACCCATCAAATAATTGGAAAGTTTCAACAGACTGTTACAACCTTCCTATAAATAAATTAAATAACATAGAGGATTTAATAGATGAAACACATTAAAAAAGTAGAAGTTCCTACATACAAAGAATGGAAAAATTTTTATATGATTTTAACACCTGACCCCGACTATGATTTTGAGTCTGAGGAGGTAATAGGTGTTGTAGAAAGTAAAGCTGAAGCCCGAGAATTTGCTAACAGTTGTGGGTGGGGGGCCGATCCTATTTGGACAAAAAAAATAAAAACAAAAAGAGATTATAAAAGAGCTTTGTATAGTTCTTTTAGCTCTGATGAAATAGAAAATGGGGTGTTAGAGGGGTTACGCACAAATGAAACCTAAACACGATCCAAGCAGAGTCGGCGATCTAGCAGAACACTATGCTATTACATGGCTATGGGATAATAACTATCATGTCTTTAAGAACTGTGGCTGTACTGGCCCAGTGGATATTGTAGCTATGTCTCCAGAAGGAAAGATAACTTTAATAGATGTTAAGTCATACAAGGATGGGAGGCTGTCGGGGAAATCAGAAATACAGAAAGAACTAAACGTACAGTACTTACATTATAATTCAGAAAGTCGTGAATGTAGATTCGTGGAGCATAGAAAATGGATGACTTAGATAGTTTAGTTCAAGATATATACAAGACTATAGAGCCTCTATCGAGCGGCGAACCTATAGCCATAACTGAAAAACAGATAGATGATTTTGGTGAAGCTATGAAAGAGGTAATGCGTTCATGGGCTAACCCAACTAAACGGGATTCTAATTTCTCTATTAGGATGTCTAATGTTGGGAAGCATCCCCGTAAACTTTGGTTTGATTCTAAAAGTACAGATGCTCGGTCATCAATAAATGTGCCGACTCAGATTAAATTTCTTTATGGCCACATGCTGGAAGAACTGGTTAAGTTGTTTGTAGTTATATCGGGACACGATCTGACAGGACAGCAAAAGGAAGTTGTTGTTGACGGCGTAGTAGGTCACATTGATTGTATTATAGATGAAGAAGTTGTTGATATTAAAACTGCATCAAGCTTTGCATTCAATAAGTTTAAACACGGAACACTTAGAGATGATGATGCCTTCGGTTACTTAGGGCAGCTTGCTGGGTATGAAGAGTCAGAGGGTACTAACAATGGTGGTCTATTAGTTATCAATAAAGAAAGCGGTGAGCTATGCTTTTATCAGCCAGAAGATTTAGACAAGCCCAACATTAGAAACAAAATAAAAAATATAAGAAGCGCATTAAAGAAATCAACACCTCCCGTTGACTATTGTTTTAAGCCTGTCCTAGATGGCACAAAAGGTAATGAAAAAATAAATAAAAATTGTGGTTGGTGTGAGCATAAGTTTAAATGCTTTGAAGATTCTAATGAAGGCAAGGGACTGCGTGTGTTTCAGTACGCTAAAGGTTATACTTTCCTAACTAAAGTTGTAGCAGAACCTAAAGTGCAGGAGGTAGACCATGAATTCAAAACTTTGCAAGAAGATACGGAAACAATCTAAGACTATTTTAGTTGAGTGGTTCAAGACCTTAGTGTCTGAAGATCAATCTAAAGGTGTAGATGAGGGCAACATAATTTCTTATCTATCACCACAGACACACATCTTCACTAGTAACCAAATGCATCTTAGCGCCTACTCCTACAGGTGGGTGATCAAGAAAGTAAAGACTCTGATAAAGAAAACTAATATGGATGTTAGTTCAGTGGGGTTACAAGACATTGGCAACTAAAAAAGGATTTAGAAAACCCAGAGTTAAAAGACCTGTAGAGAAAGATGTGCCACCTAGTTATGATTCTAACTGGGAACACGATCTACACAAGGGGCTTTTAAAACAATGGAAACATCATGTCGAGGTAGTCAACTACATAATCAAGCATACTTATGAGCCTGATTTTGTGAAGACTATGGGCGGCAAGTTAATTCTCTTAGAAGCTAAGGGGAGGTTTTGGGATTTTGCTGAGTACAGTAAATACATATGGGTCAGAAAAGCACTGCCAGAAAATACAGAGTTAGTATTTTTATTTGCCAATCCTTCTTCTCCTATGCCACAAGCAAAGCGTAGAAAGGATGGGACTAAAAGAAGTCACGGCGAATGGGCATCGGCTAATGGCTTTACATGGTACAGTGAAGATTCATTACCTAATGAGTGGGTTGATACAAAGCACAGGAAAGATAATACTTTAAACATTGAAAGTGAATAGGAGACACCATGAGTATTGATGACGCAACACCTCAAGAATGGGATGAGATTACTAGTCCGGTAAGGGTTGTAAAAAAGACAGTGCCACCAGTAACTGTAGATGATGTGAATCATCCGGTGCATTACAACAACGGCAAGGTAGAATGTATTGAAGCAATAGAAGCTATGCTAAGTCCTACAGAATTTGAAGGTTATGTCCGTGGTAATGTAATAAAATATGTGTGGCGCTTCAAGTACAAGGATGGTGTGAAAGATTTAAAAAAGGCTAAGTGGTATTTAGAGCGGCTCATTGCTACATTAGACTCTAGCGAGGAATAAAATGTGGGATCGTAAAGCAGACAGGGCTGAGAAGTATCTTAAAAAGAAAAAGAAAAAGAAAGAAAAACCCCTTCCCCCTAAAAAAGATAAGCGTAAGGAAAAACCAACGTGCAATTAGTATTAATATCCATAGTTATCTGGGCGGCATTGGTAGCTGTGGAAGTGTTATTATAAGGAGATTGGAGATGCGTGAGAAAAAGAAAGTATCTTTAGATATAGAAGCATACGCTTGGCTGACAGAAACTGGAATACAAACTTCAGTCTTTATTGGGCAGGATGTAAATGAGCCTCAGTTTGAAAATGAAGAGGCATTTGAGACTCTTATCGATAGTGCGCTAGAAGGTTACTGGGTGGGTGGTAAAATCGCACAGTATCAC